GCGAGCACCGTCGCCCAGCCCTGCAGGAAGCTGGCGATCTTCGCGCACTGCTGCTCCCCGACGCTCGGCGGGTTCACTACCGTCGGGCCCCCGTTGGTGAAGTCCCAGTCCGCCGCCACCACGATCGGCCACGAGTCCGGCCACCCGATCGCGTGGTTCACAGCCTTCTGCTGCTGGGCCCAGTACTGACCCCCCGCGTACCCGCCGCCCTTCCCGTCCTGCCCGTAGAAGTAGTCCTGCCCGGTCCCGCGCTCGAACACCAGCCCAACCTGGACTCCTGCGTTCCACAGCCCGTCGAGCTCCGGCTTCCTGATCACCTTCGTCCAGAACGAGTCCATGCTCCCGGCCACGTACCGGTACACGAACGCGTTCCCACCCGCGATGATCGCGGCAGGATTAGGCGGGCTGTACCCGTTGGCGTGATCTAACCCTTGTGTCGACATCTCTCTCCTACCTAGTCCCAATCGCGGGGCCGCTAGTTAACGTCCCCTTACACTTCCGGCACTTGAACCGCCATGGCCTCGAGGCGTACTCGGCGAGTAGGTTCCCGCACCCTGGCGTCTGGCATCTGATCAACTTGTCTGTGTTGACTCCTAACTCTGGCGTGGTCAGCCCGGAGACCCCGTCCCCGTCCTCGATCGCTTCGCCGGCATCGTTGACACGCGAAGGTCTGAGCGGCTTGAGCTTCTCCCCTGCGCGCACCCGTACAGGCACGTCCCTGATCGGAACACCCCCACCAACCATTCCGACCATCAGTGCGCCGCTAGTATCTCGACGTTCCAGGCCAGGATCGGGCGCCGGCTCTCATCGCGATCGAGGAAGAACGGCCCCTGCTGCGGGATGATCGAATGGTAGAGATGACCGTTGATCGTCACCTCGACCCCGAACACCACTTCCCAGATGCTCGCTGCCGTGGCTGTAGCGGCGTCATAGCCCCCGGCAGTAGCCACCCCTCTCACCATCACCTGGAGCCGATGCGGGAGCGCGATGATGGAGCTGGGGGTCGTCCCGAACACTTCTGTCGCCGCGCCCCCCGCCGAGCTCACCCTGGCCAAGGTCCCGTACCCCAGCAGCGAGATGATGATGTCTGGAGAGGTGGGGACGAAGTCGCGGAAGACGAGAGCAGCGTCGATGTGCGCGCCGTCCACGATCATCTTCTTGACGTCGGTTAGGTAGGACATGACCTCATCGTCCTCCGACCTTGGGCTTGAATATCTCCCAGCACTTCTCCCGCAGGAAGGCGTGGATCGGTTTGGCCATCGCGTACCCAGGTATCTCGAGGAACTTCGCGCCGCCGACGGGGTGATGAACTGTCGTGCCCCGGACGCGAGTCCCCCTCGAGGTGGTGTACGGGCGGCGGTAGAGAATCTCATGCACGTACATGGCGTAACCCACGCTCGGCCCACCGAACGTAACCCTGACCTCGGGCCCATCGTTGCGATGCTCGGGGCCAATGACCCTCCCACTAGCCCTCAGCGCGCCAGTCCGTATCGGCGTCACGGGGATGGCGGCTGCGAGAATCTCTTCCCCACCTTCTCGCAGCCCCTCACCCATGATCTTGTTGCCTCGCCCGCCCCAGGACTCGATCAACCTCGCTGCCTCGTCCGGGGTCATGGAGTAACCGTACGACTCCTAGCGATCATCCCGCCGGACCGTGTAGTCCGGCCCGCAGTACCACGGGTGCATCAGCGTCAGCCCCCACGCCGGTCCAGCCAGCGTGATCTCGCGAGTGTTCAGCGACTCCCTGGCCAGTCTCCCAGCCGTGGCCGAGACGAACCCCACCGCCATCAGGAGTCTGGTCCGCTTCGCCACTTCCCCTTCCCGCTCCTCGAACTCTCTCGCCTTCCCGTGGCCAGGGTGCTTGCCGTTCGAGGAGTAGATCAACCCCGCCGCGACCCAGTTGTCGAGCTGCCGGTGACTGATCCCGGCATACTCGATCAACTCGGTGGACTTCATTCGCCTGGGGGAGGAGCTGCAGGACCCGAGCTACCCGTTTGAATGACCAGCTTCGGGTTAGCTGCTGACCGTGACTTCTTGTCGGCGGTCGGCACGCTGTACACGCCTCGCAGCCACTGGACGAAGGTGTCGGCACCGTGCCACTGGCTCATCACCTGACGGGGCGGGATAGCCCCATCCGCTGCCGACTTGTTCAGCGTCCGCAGATACGTGGTGAGCGCGTTCTCGAGCTCGTGTTCCGTGATGGCTTCCGTTCCATGCTTGAGCGCCATGTCGTCTCCCGACTGTTCGGCTTGGCTTACATTCCCCTACACTGGGGAACTATACCAGGATGACCCCCAGGAGGGAGCCGGCAGGGAAAGGGAAGCCGATGAAAGCCCTTCCCCGCTGCTGCAACCTCCTGGAGGCCATCGTGTGCCTGGCTCACGGTGATGGAGAGAGCACCGGCCCGGCGAGATTACTGTACCGGATCATCGAGGTCGACGGAACCGGAGCGGTGGCTGCCAGTCCCGGTTGGCTACTGGCGCGAGAGAGTCTTGCTCGACGATCGCCTGCTTGAGGTACACGGCCATGTCCAGGCATTCGTCGTAGGCGTCCTGTAGTGCGTTCCTCCCGTTCCCGGCCTGTAGCTTCGTCCCGTATCGCCTCACCCCTAGTGCCTCCCGCTCACGCAGGTCCGAGATGACCATGGTGTGGATGCCGGGCTCGTCGTTGGGCATGGGCATCTGCTGGCTGTCTCCTTCTCGGTCTTCACGTTCAGGTCTTGGCTGCTCCGGCCAAGTGTCAATCATCGGCAGTCTCCCTATCACCATCAGTCATCCACGCTCCCTCTATGTGGCAGCCACGAGAAATCCGGCAGCTCGCACTCATCCACTCCCCCACACACTCGCTCACTTCTTCCGCACAGGCACCGATCGCACCCGTCTCCCCCATGCACCCAGTAGATGTGCCGATCCTTCAGCGAGTTGCACGTCGGCGCCGTCATTGTCGGGCGGTCGAGCTGCCACCTCTCCCAGTCGTGTGGCGCGCGCATCGCACTGGGCACTCTCCTTGTGGTCCTAGTCGGCTGAGTCATTCCCCACCTCCCTCGCTGGTACATCCCTCTCACGCTCCCTCCCGCATTCTTGTCCAGATCGCGGGCTCAGCTTGGTACCCGCTCATCGCAGCCAGCACCCTCCCACACCTCTCACACGCGTAGAACTCCCTCGAGTACGTGAGGTCATGAACTAGGTACTCCGTCCCCGCCGACCTCGACTTCCCGCACCTCCCGCAGTGTCCGGTTCTCCTCCCCCTCGCTACTGGTTTCTTGTCTCCCGGCAGCGCGACGTCCTGGACCCTCCGCCCCCTGGCTACATCGGCTACCTCTCCCTCACGTACAGCTATCGGCTTCACCGTTCTCGCGATCTTGCATGCACACCACGCGCACCCGACGCCGTAGTGATCGCTTCTCCCATGCCCGCACTCACACCACGGGTCTGATCCTGTCGGCTCCGTCATCCCTCAACCTCTTCTTGATCGCGGCGAGGAGCAACTGCCTCTCCCGCACCTGGCATTCGACTCTCCGCACGAACGCCTCCATCTCATGCCGGCGCCCGTCTCCCGCATACTTGTCGATCACTAGCTCGTGATACCGATCCCTCGCCTCGCCCGCATTGGCCCCATCCCAGCGTCCTGGAATGATCTCGATACCGAACATGTGATCACCGTTCCCATCCAGCCTTCTTGTACGCGATGCGATCGAGAGACTTGGCGATGGCGCCGAGCTGGACGGCGATGACTTCCAGCGCCGCTGTCTGGCGTTCGGTTTGCTCGGTCAGGCTGGTCAGGGGCTCGATGGGTACTGGCTCGGGCATCGGCTCGATCATCGGTTCGCCGCACTGCAGTCCGTGCTCCAGGGCTTCGGCTTCGGTCTGGCCGGCGAGACGCCCACACTGCGAGCACTCCCACGTCATACTGCATCCTCTCTCATGTCCGACTCAACAAGATGGACCGACGCACAGTGATCATGTCGTCGGCCCAGTCGATGAACTCGTCGGCGTCTTGGTTCGTCTCTTGCGCGGCCTGGAACTTGGCACACTTCCGCCGAGCGCGACGATCAGCCTTTCGGCGGTCAGCTTCCCGATCCCGTCGATCTTGCACAGCTCCTCCACGGTTACGTCGTCTTCCCACCGGATTGGCGCCCGGCCGAAGTGGTCGATGATCTTCCCAGCCAGGTCAACCCCCACTCCCTCCAGTCCCTGCAGTAGATGCACCGCGTAGTCGCGACTCCCGATCCTCCCCCACTCATCCTTCGCCGGCCCCGGCCGCACCTCGAGGCCCAGATGCTTCTGCTTGCTGCACCAAGTCATGAGCTCCTTGATCAGTTCGACAGTGTCGCGCGTGTCGTTGCTGAACTCGACCCATATCCCCTTAGCTTGCAGGCTCCTGAGCAACCCGTAGTGGCTCTTCCTCGACCATCGCTGGTAGCTGTCAGTTAACATCCCATCGTTCGTCCACCTCGCTCTCCCTTCCAACATCAACACCCTGACTCCTAGCCGCTGCATTTGGTTGCTCTCTTTCGCCAACCGCCCGTCGAATACACTCGCGACGAAGTCACCCACCGTCTTCCGCTGCACCCCACACAGCCCCCACCCCAGCGCGCTCCACATCACATCGACGCCATACCGCTCCGGCGCCATCGACACGACGTTGGCCATCTCGCGGAGGAGGACGGGTTCAGTCGGCGCTACGATGATCGTCACTGTTGAGAATCTGGTCGAGCTCGACAGTGGCCTGGGCCAGCTCCCTCGCCGCGTGCTTCCACTCCAGCGGCGTGTAGTCGATGTTCCTGCACCGTCTGATGTGGACCAAGTGCCCCTCGATCGTGGCGAGCAGCACGGTCACGCGGAGGTTCTTCTCCTCCCCCAGCATGTTCCTCATCGCGCTCACGGCGACACCACGATCCCTAGCTTCTGCTCGACGATTTCATCCACTCGCGTCTGCCAGTCGATGATGCTGCTCAGCATCCCCATGATCGTGCCCATCACTGCCGCTAGTTGGGTCGAGGACACGGTCTGCGGGCGGTACTGGCGCGCTTCCTCGGCCCGCTGGCTCTCCGGCTTCCGCACCAACTCCCACCCCGCCATGTCCAGCCGATACACCACGTCCGTCGCCGCTCCTACCAGCTCTGTCTCGGTAAGCCCCTGATGCCAACTGGTTAGCTCATACCGCACGGCGTTGGCCATCGCGTTGGTCACTTCACTCATCATGATCTCCATCCCGCCACCTGGAACAGGTACGTCATCGCGAAGTTGCTCGTCTCCACCTGCGCTAATCTCTTCCGCTGGGCCCGCTCCTTCACCGTGGTCAGCGTGCGGATAGGACTCTCCACCGTCGCCCCTCGCTTCTTCCTCGCCAGCAGCACCGTGTGGTACAGGTGGCTCGTATCCTTCTGGCCGCTCGGCTTCGTCCCCAGCGTCTCGTACTGCTCTTTGATCATCTTGCTGTCGAGGTCGCTGCTCACTGCCTTCCCGGCCGCCACCGCATACACATGGCAGCTTGCTCGCTTCAGCACCTCAGCGACCCTCGTGTTGTACGACCGGTTGATCACGCTCCAGTCCTTGAATCCATCCAGCGCGCCCCCTCGCTTCTGGGCCAGTCGATGCGCCATGTAGAACTCTTCCGCGTCCTTGCCGAACGCCCGCTCGATGTAGTCCTCCTGGCACATGTCCCACAGCGGGTTGATCATGTCCACGACGATCCAGTCGTTCGGCCGGCTCACTACCTCCATCCCGAAGTCCCTCAGCACCCCCGTGGCGGCCCCCCAGTCCGCCACCTGCTCATATCGCACGATCCCCGATGCTGCGAGCTCCGGGTACTCCTCGAGGCTCCTCAGGGCCGTGTAGTCGGTGTCGAGGACCCAGAACCGGATGGCCTCTTGCCTCGCTCCACCCTTTCGCAGAGTCTCGGCAATCTGCAGCCAGCCAGTCGTCTTGCCCGTGTCTGGAGCTCCGTAGATGAATATCCGCTCGTAGGAGTGCGGGAGGCCGGGGGACAGGGGGACAGGATGTAGAGGCATCAGTTCTTCCTCTTCCGCTTCGCTATCTCGCGCTCCTTATTGATCTTCGGTCTCAGCTCATCAGCCCTTGCCGTACAGGTCGGGCAGCTCGGCAGACTCAGCATGTCGGCCTGGAATCTCTGCATGCTCACATCCCCCTCAACCACCACCAGCCCACACAGCGTTCGCACTTGCTGGTACGCGCCAACCTCAGCGGCATGGACGGCGTGGAGCTGCATTCCTCGCCACGCCCGCACGAACGTCGGGTGCAGCTTCTGGCCCTTACTCGGTGGCATCGCTCTTCTCCCTCAGGTACACGATCGGACTCAACGGGATCGGGTCCTGCTCGTGCTTCTCCTCGCACTCCTGCGCCTGCTCTTTCGCTACCCACACCGCTCCGCAGACCTCGCACAGCCAGGGCCCCGGCACCTCATAGATCATCAGCCCTTAGCTCTCCTTCTCCGGCACGGGCGCCGTCACCCTGACCACGGCTTCCCTCGTCGGGATGGTGCTCTTGTAGAGGTCGGGGTCGAGTCCGGGCCAGTCCGCTCTGATCTTGTCCCACTCGTACACACTGCGACTCCCCCGCCGGCAGGACAGCGAGTACCCGGTCGGGCTCTTCCACTCATCCCGGCCCATCGCCTGCATGTGGATGCGGATGTCCTTGGCGGCCTGGTCCTTGATGTTCGCGGCCTGAGCCTCGAGCGTCCGCGCCTCGACGTACTCGTGGATGAGCTTCTCGAGGATCGGGTCCGCGACTACGGGCGTAGGCGTAGGCGTCGTCTCGATGTTGTCATGCACGTAGTAGATAGGACACGGGTACGTGTTCTTATCGCACGGCATCGTTTCAATCCGCTGGCGATTCGTCACGACGTCCTGGTACGCCTTCCAGACCTCGATGCCCCTGAGCCTGATCCTTGCCATCGACACGGGCGGCGTGGGGACGAGGAAGTAGTCCATCTCCCCCGAGTCCTTGCACTTCACCGCCATCACTGCCGGCAGGGGGTGCGAGTACCCATACCCTCTCCCCAGCGCAGTCATGTAGATCGACAGTTGCCACGCATACGCGGGGAACTTCTTCCAGTGATCCCTCTTCCACTCAGCGAACGCCGACTTGCTCATGCTCTTCGCCTCGATGAGCGCCTGCCCGACCTCCAGCTCCCCGAACCCGCCCAGCACGTCCATCACGGCGTCCCCTGACCCCGCGACCACAACTCGATTCGGCACGAGCTCCAGATGGCACCCCACCCCCGCCACGCTGATCTCGCCTCGGTACTTGTCCTCGGTGCGCTTGAGGATGTCGGCCTCGTGGAGGTGCCCGTCGTCGAACCGCTGCTGGATGGACTGGGGGGGTGGCTTCGTATCCCATCCCGTCGCGACTCCCAGCAGCAGCCTGGTGCATTGGGTGATGGCACTGGCTCGCAGCATCAGGACCCCGTCCACCACATACGCGGCGGGGCGGTCTGGGTTGCTGACGTCGAGGGGGTCGACGAGAGGGAGAGCCATCTGGCCCTCGATCTCAGGCTCTGGCTTGGGTTTGGGCTGAGTCATGATCCTATCTTCACTTCTTCCTACGACAAGATGGCATGGGAAAGGGCGAGGAGCCCCGACTAACGAGATGGATGGCCTGATGGCCTGGGCTCCCCGCCCTCGCTCAGTTGCGGTCAGTGATTCCGGGCGTAGAACCCACTCGGCCCGTCGTCCACTACCTCATTCGCGAGCCGCTCGTCGAGGAGCAGTTCTTCGATCCGCAGCGCCGGCTCGATGAACGCCTCGTGAGTCGGACTCTGCTTGGCGAGCTCCTCCAGCGTCACGACGTACGCCGGCTTCCCGTTCCCGGACCCGCCGGCCTCCGCTGCCTTGGCAGCTCGTGCCTTCTCCAGGAGCGCCTTCCGCTTGGCCGCGACCTCGTCCCCTGTCCCTGTACCACTCGTTGCCGGGGCTGAGCTGGCCGCTGAGCCACTTCTGTCCAGCCCGTACACCTTGACCGGCATGAGGCGGTTGGTGACGCCGAGTCCCTTGTAGACGATTTCCCGGCTCTTCAGGTGCAGCTTCACACCTTCCCAGATCGCGGCGGTCCTCGGGCCCCCGCGCGAGATCACGACGTTCCCGCCTGAGACGTCGCCCGTCTTGAGCTCCTGGATGATCATGCCGTAGATCGACCGCTGGTTGAAGGCAGTTTTCCCAGGCTTGGCGGCGGTCTTTCCGTCGTCGGGCGTGTCCCAGTCGGCGCCGACCGGGTACATGACGTGTACCGCGTTGCCGTCTTCCGCACTGATCAGCAGCGGCTCGTCGAACTTGCCGTTGGGCTCGAAGGCTCTCCCCTTCCAGTGGATCAGAAGCGCCTCGCCCTCTTGGTACTTGGCGTCGAAGCCGAAGTACGCCTCGTCGATGATGAGGTCGTACTCAGATGCTAGACCGGTCTCGGTCTCCCACTCGGCGTCGTAGTTGGGCATGGATGGTCCTCTCTAACTGCGACGATCTTGTCGCGAAGGGTAGTGAACGAATCGGCTTCGATCTCAGGTTACGCTACTTCTTCCCACCTCCTACCACAAGCCCTTTCATCTGATCGACTGTAGGCAGCTTCCCGTCCGATGTCAGACCAGCTTGCCACCAGCGAGGTAGCAGCCGCTTCTTCTCCTTCCATATCTTGAGGAACTGCTTGTCGAGGATGATCGAGATGCACCAGTCATCCGCTGACCTCATCCCGCGCCCCGTCATCTGCACCAGGCTCCTGATCGTCTGCGTGTCGTACCACAACTGGCCACCCTTCGAGTGCAGTCGGGCCCGCACCTGCTTGTCCCCGAGGTACGGGAATGGACACTTGGCGACCACTACCACCCGGCACTCGTTGGCTGGTAGATCAATCCCCCGATCGAAGCTAGCCGCGAGCATCACAGCCCCCTGCCCACCCCAGCCTGCGATCTTGAAGCTCTCGAGCATCTCCTCGCGCTGGGATGCCTCGAGGTACGCCAGCAGCATCCTCCCCTGCGCTCGGCACACGATCCCGAGCTTCTCCTCCAGGTACTTGGTCAGCGCGTAACTGACCGTATGCACGAGGATGTTCTCCCTGGGATACCTGACCAGCAGCGCCCGAATCGCGTTGGCCATCAGCGGCCACGCGTCGTCCTGATTCTTCTTGGTCATGTCCGCGACTGGCTTGACCACTACTGGCCTTCTCCTCTTGTCGAACGCTGAGTCCACCGCGACGCTCTCCCACTCGTCGCGGTCCAGCCCCAGCCCTTCAGCCAGCTCATCCGGGGAGATGATCGTGGCACTCATGCACAGCCACTTCTTCCCGTGCTTCCACAGAGCTCCCGGCGCCACCCTGTCCACCCTGACCGGCTTGAAGACGATCGGCCGCCGGCTATCCACCGCCTTCCCCGTCTCGCTCTCGTACACCCAGCCGCCCGTCTCCAGCCCCTCCGCCAGTCGCACGAGATCATCCAGCGTCTGCACGGCGGCGCGGTAGTGGCGGATGGTGTCGGGGCGAGGTTTGGGCAGCTTCTCCACGTACGTCTTCGCTTTCGGCAACGCCTCCTCTCTCACCCACTCTTTCCAGCTCTCCTCGACTGTCTTCCTGTCCGGTACGCCGATCTCCATCGCCTTGCGCATCCGAGCCGTGATCACAACCGACTCGAAACTGAGCAGGGCCCCCTCAACCGAGTCGCATTCATCCAAGATCACGAGATCGAACGGGTTGGGTGTCGGCTCCGTCCCTCGTGCTCCTCGAATCGTCGTCAGCCCCCCGACATATCGGTTCTCCACCAGGAAGTACGCCGTGTTCATGCAGACTAGCGGGCTCCCGTACGCCTTGACCTTCGCGAGCTGGTACGGGCACGCGCTAGGAGGGTGGCAGAGCATGCAGTGGGAGATGACCTCACCCATCTCCCTGTCCCCGCCCCTGTCCACGCAGCCACTGCAAGCTGGGAAGGTCTCCTCTTCCCTGAGGCAATCCCCCGCGTTGAGGGTAGGGAACTTTAACTCATGATCAGCAGTTGGGAAGTTGCGCCGGCCTCTCAGGACGTGCGCGTACTCGAAGTCCCCCTTGAACTGATCTTGAAGACTCTTCGTCGTACACAGGTACGCAGTCCTACGCGCGCCCCAGTACCTCCTCGACAACTCGGCAATGATCGTCTTCCCCACGCCCGTGGGCGCCTCGAGGAACACGACCTTCGCCCCTTCGTTCCAGGCGTCGAGCACCCGGCTTGTCGCGTCCCACTGGGCATCCCTGAACGCCTCGATGTGCTGGGGGAGCGTCTCGTCCCCTGGGACGTCAACTGGCAGGACTGGACTTCTCGGCAGACTCATGCGAGGCGAGCTCGCACTCGGTCGAGAAGTCGGGCGGCTTCCAGCAGCAGTGGTCGCATCTTGCTCTGATCGGACGGGGCCCAGTCGAGGATGTAATCCTGATGGTCGTCGATCAGCGACTGCAAGTGATCAGGATTGTCGACTGCTAAGTCCATCTGTCGGCGGAAGCCGGTGATCCGGCGCTCGACATCAGCGTAGTAGGACAACATCTCTTCGGTCTTCCGGTCCATCTCGGCTTTCTTCAGCGCGTCGATCACTATCGGATCATCACTGCCTCGTAGCCTCTCGTCGTGCAGCCACTTGATCAGTGCGTCGCGGTACGCGTGCCCCATGTCCCGCCACATCCCGTTGCTGCTATCCACCACTGACTTGGCAGCGGCATAGATCGTGAACGGCGCCGAGACGCTCGTGGTACGACACTCCCCGTGTCGTTCCTGATCCCGGCTCTTCAACCCATAGACCTTGCTGCGATCGAACTGGTTGTCTTCGGTGTCCCAGCCATCGGTTGGAACGGAGCGGAGAGGGGACACGGGTCCTCCTAGAGGAGAGATGGGTGCCCTCGACGATCGGCTTCGCGGAGGAGGTGTGAGTACTCTAGCGCCCCGCGTCAGGTCGACGTCAAGGGGCGAGCGATAACCGCATCTGCTCATCCTGCACCCGGCTGCTGATCGACAGGTGGATCGTTCGGCACCACGAAGAACTTCTCTCGACGCCGCTCAGCTTCCTCCTCCGCCCGCTTCTTCGCCTTCCTCTCGACCAGGGCGAACATGGCCGCTTCGGCCTCGTCGTTGTTGGCCTGCCACCAGGCTTCGGTCCACTTCTCCATCGGGTACTCCTCCCTCTAGACAGTGCGGTGGCGAGGTGTAAGCTCAGGTCGAGGCCGTTGGCCACCGTCATTCGCCCGCCTCTCCCAAAGATCATCTTCCCCTGCTCGCATACCCTTCTGCGAATCTGCTCGAGTGCTCGACCACCTTTCGGACCTCGAGCACTCGAGCAGATTCCTCCCCCTTGACCTTCCTTCCTCCACCGACTAGGCTCCGAGGCAGTCGTTGCCTGCGGAGCCGCAGTCGGGTGGAGGAAGACCTCCCCACGCGCTCGGGCGTGTCGCGATCACTCTTCCTCCTCTTCGTCCTCCTCCTCGTCGTCCTCGTCGCCTCCTCCTCCCCCGTTGCCCTTGACGCTGTTGGCCTCGACGGC